TGCTAAGCCATTGATTTTGTTGAAAATAAAAATGCAAATAAATGCATTTTTTCCTGTACAACTGGTTAAAACTGTGGTATAATAGTACTATAAAATGGAAAAGGAAGGAAACTAACCATGAAATTATTAAAATCAAAAGTTATCGGTATGACTGACGAACAATACACAGATCGTTACTTACTAATCAAAGAAGTTGCCGATCGTCGTGCAAAGATTAAAATCGTCGATTATGCTGATGACGAAATCGTAAATACTGCAAAGTATGACAACGATTCTGAAATCCATTATACTGACGGTGAGAAATATCTTGCCGAACATTATGGTGATCGCTTAGCCGATCAAACTGCTTACGAATCAACGGAAGGTTGGAACTAATGGCTACACATAAAATTCTCTTTTACGGAATGGTGCTTGGATTAACCTTTGCGCTGATTGACCACTACTTTATCACAGGAGGCTTATACTAATGGAAAAAGATTTTGTTAAAATGAAAGAAGATTGTACTAATCTTTTGATTGCAACTGATTGCTTAGTTGAATTTACTAAAGCAGACGGATCTAATCGTAAAATGCTTTGTACCCTTAGGAAAGATGCAGTACAACCTGCTGATGAGAACGTACCGTTTAGTCGCAGTAAATACCGTAATCGTCCTGAAAATAAAGACATCCTTGTTGTATGGGATCTAGAAGCTAGTGAAGGTAAAGGTGATTGGAGATCATTTCGTCTCGATCGTATCAAATCATTTAAGTCAGCTTAATGGATACCCCATTGGTCGGAATGTTGTTGGTTGGGATAGTGTGTTACTGCACTTATCTTCTAGGTCGCAACGATCGTAATAAGATTATTGTGACAACCATTGACACTCTGATCGACCAAGGATACCTCAGGGCTCGTAAAGACTCTAACGGTGATGATGAACTAATTAAGTGGAATGATAGATAATGGCAATACCTAAGAGAACCCGTAAAAAAACTGTAAGAGCTCGTGCACGTACCGGTGCTGGAGCAGCCCCTTTAGAAAAGGGATTTAGTCCTGCAGTCTTATCATATTTTCATTTGGAAATTGATAAGAAAGAAGCATCTGACATTATGAAGCGCTATATAAAGCAGGCTTATAATAAAGATGACACTAAGGCTATCCTTGCAAACCCTGAATACAAGTTTTGCTCAATGTCTCACTATGTTGCTACAGCATATTGGATTTTATGTGAGATGGACAAAAGCCAGCTTTCTTGGGAAGGCAAGTCTAATGCAGACTATGAAGCTGGCCTAAAAAGATACTGCGATGCTATGATTGCTGACGGTAATCAAATTCTTGCGGAAAAGAAAGTAGAGGCTAAAGAAGCCGGTAATGTAATATCATTGTCTCCAATGCAGAAGCTTGAGCGAAAGATTGCTCGCACTATCATTGCAGACATAGACGACTTAGAAGATAAATGGATTGAAGGGGAGAAAGCAGTGCTCGACATTTACGTTTCCTTCCAGCGACACGCTCTCCCTCCTTCAGCAACCACCGCGATCACTGGTATTATCAGTGGGTGGTTGCTTGATTATGGTGATGCTTATCATAAGCTTTGTGAACAGGCCGTAGAAGGTTATTCACATTTGACTCGCACCGAACTTAAGCGTCGGTTAACCGAATGTGAAAAGATGCTTGCTGACATTGAACGTATTAAGCTTTCAGGTAAGGCTAAACGTAGTGTCAGAATAGCAAAACCAAAAGCGGCCGACAAGCAGGTTGCAAGAATGCAATACAAAAAAGAAGATAACGACTTCAAGATTGTATCGATTAATCCAGTCTTGGTTATTGGCGCTGTCCGCCTGCTTACCTTTAACGTTAAAAATAAAAGGCTTACTGAACTAGTCGCTGTTGAAGGTAGTACTGGATTTACAGTTAGTGGTTCAACCATTAAAGGCTTTGATATAAAAATGTCTAGGTCACAGTCGTTGAGAAAGCCTGATATATTCTTGCCAATCGCTCTTAAGAAAACTCCTAATCAAATTGATAAGGAATGGAAAGCACTAACTACTAAAGAATATGATGCTAATGGTCGTATCAACAAAGATACTATTATTCTTAGAGTGTTTGATAAGTGAGTATGGATTCTGAATTAATGATAGCCGAATTTATCGTAAAGACCCACGGCTATAAAATAGAACCGGGCAACATACATGAAAATAATCAGACTGTAGTTGACTGGGTTAATAATGCAAAAAGAATAATAAAGGAAAAAAATGACTGACATCAAAGAAGATGCTAATAATTTCTTAACAAAAGCGAAATTTTCAAAGATCGTTGAACAAGCGGTTATTGAATTGAAGGTACCATATATGGAAGCAGTACTACATGTCTGTGAAAATAATGGTATCGAACCTGAAGACGTGAGTAAATTCGTTTCTCCTGTCATTAAGGGTAAAATCGAGGTAGAGGCTCAAAACCTAAATTGGTTACCTCGTGAAAGTGATTCTATTGATTTAGAAGCAATATAAATAATGGTGTACATTAGTACAAATATATGGTATAATAATACAGTTAATATTTCAGCACATACGGAGAATATATATGTCATTCGAAAATCTAAAACGCAATAAAGATCAAATCAGTAAGCTTATTCAAGCAGCTGAAGCAGCCGGTGGTAAGACAGAAACAAAGTCTTATGCCGACGAACGATTCTGGAAACCTACAGTTGACCAAGCCGGTAATGGCTATGCTGTTGTACGTTTTCTGCCTGCCGTCGAAGGTGCAGAACTACCTTGGGTACGGTATTGGGACCACGGTTTCAAAGGGCCAACAGGCCAATGGTATATCGAGCGGTCACTAACTTCTATCGGTCAAAACGATCCAGTTGGTGAGTTGAATTCCAAGCTTTGGAATACTGGTCATGATGCGGATAAAGAAAAGGCTCGTAGCCAGAAGCGTAGGCTTCACTATGTGTCTAATATCTATGTAGTAAGCGATCCTTCGAACCCTCAACACGAGGGTAAAGTCTTCCTTTACCAGTTTGGTAAGAAGATCTTTGACAAAGTCATGGATGTTATGCAACCTGACTTTGCAGACGAAACCCCAGTGAATCCTTTCGACCTTTGGGAAGGTGCAGACTTCAAATTGAAGATTCGTAATGTAGAAGGTTATCGCAACTATGATAAGTCGGAGTTCTCAAGTCAATCGCAATTAGCCGAAGACGATAAACTCGAGGCTGTCTATAATCAAATGCATGATTTGAATGAATTCACTGATCCTAAAAACTATAAGACTTATTCTGAACTTCAGGCTAAACTTATGAGGGTACTTGGTGAAGAAGCGAATGCAGGGACACCGACAATTCAACAGGAAAGAATCGTTAACGATCCTGCTCCTGAACCTCAAATCAAAAGTGAGCCAATCACTGCGGCAGCAATGTCAGCAGGTGATGAGGAAGACACACTGTCTTACTTCGCTAAGCTCGCTAATGAGGAATAGGTACACCAACCCCACGTGGGCCTAGTCGCTGAATTAGATTCGGACAAAAGTTGGTATAACAACGCAAAGGAGAACGGCATTCCGGCTTAGGCTAGAATGTTCGGGGATCAGGGAGCTTCGGCTCCCTTTTCTTTTATCTTAAAATTGTTGCTGTTTCATTCATATTGAATGGTGACGATTGAGGCACAATCATCGTAGCGGCACCGCCATTAGAAATGTTGTTGGTTGTTACACTACCTCCGCCACTAGCAGCGCTTGACTGGGAATTAGCATTAGCAACCTCAGTCTGTGCTTCACCTAGCATAGTACTTATCATTTGTCGTACTTTATTGACGGTTGTTACAGCCTCGTCTATTTTTAGCTCTGGACTAGACAATCCTTTGAAGACATAATCTTTTCTACCTAATCCAAGCCTAGCAGCCTGAGACTTTGGAAGTGTGCCACCATTGATAGCCATTTCAAGAGGAGCAACAGCCATCATTAAGTCTTTTGCTAGAGCTTGTAATTGACCAGCAACATTGCCTGTAAAATTCAATGGAGCAATCTTTTCGAGTGCAAAGGCCAGACGTTCAACAGCATCAGCGCCTTTATTTAACGCATCAGCATTTCTAGCAACACCCATAATCGCATCAAATGGCGATTCAGTACCTAATCCAAAAAATCCAAGGACAGCAGTACCTGCATCTTTCAATGCAGACATAAATTTACCACCAGCGAAATTACTTAATCCTTCACCAATTACGGTCATCGATGTTTTGAATTGATTAGCTTTGTAAACTGGATCATCACCCATACCGTCAGTAATACTAATGAGTGTGATAACACTGTTTTTCATTTTAGTAGCTTGGTCACCTACAAAGAAGTCAACAATTCCAGCAAATGCTTGTCCGCCTGCAAAAGCAACCAGACCAGCCGAAAGACCTAACATTGCTCCTAAGAACTTAGCACTTTCTCCTATGAAAGTACCGCCACTTAACTCTTCAACAGCAGGTCCAATGGATAATAGTATCAAAACATTGTTTTTAATGCTTGTTGCAAAGTCACTATTAAAATAATCTAAGACAGCATCAGACATACCAGCAACAGCACTACCTGCACCAAACACCGCAAGTCCAAGGCCAATACCTAGCATTGCTCCTAAGAACTTAGCACCTTCACCTATAAAGGAACCACCGTTTGCTTCAACATCACTTCCAATAGACAATAATGTTAGAACATTGTTTTTAATGCTTGTTGCAAAATCGCCGTTGAATTTATCTAACAATTTGTCAGACATACCGGCAATTGCAGAGCCTACACCAAATATAGCAAGACCCATTCCTAATCCAGTCATTGCTAGTAAGAACTTAGCGCCTTCACCGATGAATGACTTACCATCTGCTTCTGCTGCAGGACCAATAGACAATAGCTGTAAAACAGACTGTTTGATAGACTCAACGTCCATATCTATGAATTTATCAGCTGCACCAGCAACAGCACTACCTACACCAAATACCATGAGGCCAGCACCAAGTGCAGTCATAATTATAAAGAACTTACCGCCTTTGGTAAGAGCATCACCGACACTTTCGGCCATATCAGATATTGAGAATAACTTTTTTACTTTTTCGATAATGCCATCGACGTCCATCTTCATAATAGCCAAGATACCAGCAACAACTGCGGCTAAGGCTGCACCTGCAGCTACCATTAGACCACCACCTAATAGTTTACTTAAAAAGCCACCAGATTTCTTTTCAGTATCATCTGCTAGACCTTGAGCAGCCTGTTGCAATCCGGCCTGTTGGCCACCGATAGCAGCACTAGCTTCTCTTGAAGCTTCCAATGCATCTAGTTGAGCGCCTTTTTCCATGTCATACATGTCTTTGAACGTTTGATTAAGTTCCATCACCTGATCATTAGTGACAGTCCTTTGTTCATTAGCTTCAATAAGCGTAGCTTTTATGTCTTGAAATACTGGTGTAGCTTTTGGCATTTTATTTCCTATTTCGCTGCGATTCTACTCGTTGCCTTTCTTCTTTCAACCAATCAAGAAGCATCGATACGTATACTTCTCGTTCCCAAGGAATCATTCCATCTAAGTCAGCCAAACTATAGTTATGATGGATCATCAGTTGAAAGTTTGTCTGCATATGGTTCCCTAGTGTATCATGAGAAAGGCCTATGAGAAAAAATTTGCAATTCCCGTTATCTCTGATTTAATGTCAGCGCCACATCCTTCACAGGTAATATCTACTTTATATTTAACTGATGGAATGTTTTGCACGTATTCTTTTACTTTAGTGAATTGATCACCGTTCAGACTTTCTAAGAAACTCTGTTGTTCTTCTTCAGATTCGTCAGAAAGCTTCATTGATTCGTCGTTTGTCATAACGCTATCGATACAACGAGTAAGAAGCTTAAACACTGAGTCTAAATTATTCATATTTTCTGGTTCAACACCAGCATTCATTAGTTCGCCGTATGTAGGCCATTTCATTTTAAGAGAAATTTCCGGTGTAAGCTCAATAATATCAGACATATCTGGGATAGTCTGCATTACTTTGACTTCGCCTAGCGGTACTATAATAATATTCTCGTGTTCACATGCCTCACACTTGTGGCCAATTTTACTTGTCTCACCGACACTTTTAGAGCGTAGTTGTAGGAACATAAACTCTACATCGTATGCAGTAAGGTTATTCTCGTTAATTGTGTCAGAATCAACACATGTTTTGATTACGTCAATGATAGCAGTTAAAGAAGACTTACTATCGCCAGTCTCCATAGCCATCATTAGCACCTTCTCTTCTCTTACAAGAAAAGGACGGAACATGACGTCTTCACCCGTAGATGGAATCGTCATGGTATACTTAGGTGCCATATTAATTTTTGGTAGTGCCATTATTTACCTCAGGAAGTTAAGGAGTTTAGAAAGCGGGCCGCCTTCTTTTTCTCTCCAGTTTGTATAAGATAGCTGAACTGATAGTTCACCCATTTGATCAGTTTCATTACTAAATTCAATTGAATTTACTGTTGTTGGGAATGCATCCTCAAGGATACATGTAAAGGCTACTTGGTCGGGTGTAATAATATCTGCACCAAAGCTGCCGAGGATGCCTAAGTTAACATTGAATCCCAAGTCAATGATAGCATCCTTACGTAATTGCTGTACGATAACATCGTATGCATATTCTTTTTTATAGTTTGCTCGCTGTTCTTCTTGATTAATAGCCAGCTTTTGCCACGTATCGAAGTATGTCTTTACTCCATAATCCTGTAATAGGTGGAATGTTAAGTTAACATCTTCTGCAGCATGGCCATATGCAACCTTTTGCATCTTCATACCCATAGGCCTATCAGTTGTAAGTATTTGTCTACCCGGCATGCTAACAGCCTTACACAAAGCATTTATCTGTGTAGAGTTGGCGCCAGGGAGCGAAGGGAGTATAACCCTATAGAGATTTGTCATCGCCATACCCTGGCGAATGTTTGACTTAAAAGTATCTACACTGAGTGCCATTTAGATCATTTCCTTAGAAAATTTGTAAACTGCTGCACCACGAGCACCGACCCAATTTGCCATCGGTAAGAACGTTGCTATTTCCCATTCAGGTGCTGGTACATGTGCTAGTCTAGATTGTACATGGTCGAGGAGATAGTGCTTGAAACAAGGCTTATAGAATCTCAGCTTTGATGTACGATTTAGCATAGCATAGTTAAGCTTAAAGCGAGTATTTTCGTCATATCTTTTATCACTTGTATTATCCATCAAAGCATCTAATAGCTTTACTCTCAACAACGGTGAAATATAGTGTAGATTCAATCCATAGAATCCACCCGGTGCTTTGCCGACAACAATAACCAAAGGGAACTTATCGTAATATGGCAATGTCTCTTTTGTCTTTGGATCGTAAAAGAACATAAACATATTACCTGGGCGGAAAGTATTCCGCAATTGAATAGGCTCTTCTTTCATTATTTCTCGCCGGTTGACACGTCTAATAGAACGTGACTTCTGCCTGAACCAAGTCATAGACTCTTTGGTCCTTGGAGTAACACCAGCTCTGAATGCTTCATAGCCTAATTTTTGAAATAGATTTGACATAATGCTATTTATAACCTTTTTAGCGGTTTTATGCGTTTCTTGCCAAGAGGCTTTCTCTTTTTCATAATACCCATTTCGTGTAATGTATCCTCTGTCCAGATCTGAAAAGACCAACCTCTATCCTTTGCATAAGAATCAGCAGCCTCCCACTTATTCATATTCTTTACATATGTCATTGCCTCGTTGATATAGCCCTTTGTTTTCCTCTTACCCTTTGGAGGTTCGGTCTGTTTCTTAGGTTTAATCTCTGCAAGGATAGTTTTGCCATTTTTTAAGGTAATCTTAAGGTCCATAAAGTATCGATGGTATTTTTTATCAATCTCGTAATAGTAAGGTATAACCACCTCTTCACTAGACCACGAATGCACACCAGAGTGAGTATCACACCATTGAAAGGCATGTTTCTCCCATAACGACCTATAGATGACCTTATTAGGGTCACCTTTGTACTTAGATTTGTTTTGAATTATGTACTTACCTGAATATGCCACGTCAAACCATATAAATAACAAAAAGAAATTTAAGCTATTTATTGGACAACGTAATGGCAGACATAAACTTAAAGAATTTAGACCAGCGCTTAAAAGGCGGAGTCTCGCGAGAAATCAACAATGCAATCGGTGATGCTAAAGGCTATATTGAAGGCATTCTTGGTACAGGCCTTGGGCCACAGGCGAGTGAAACATATATCCAAAATAAACAAAAGCTGCGGTTTCCACTTGACAATCAGGATGACTATGACGCTTTTATTCGCTTTACAGTAAAAGCGCAGCAACCTGCAGAGATCAGTGAAGAAGCTAAAAGAGCTACTATTGCAGGCCTTGCTCGATTAGAAAAAGAATCGAAAGAAGTTAATGAAGGTAAGCAAGGAGAGCCAGTTACAGCAACAGGTGATCCAGTAGTAGGAGCAGGTCAGGCACAACAAAGTGATACCTTTGCAAGATCAGCTCCATCTAATAATCAATCATTTGACTTCGGAACATCGTGTGACTTATTTCTACCGGCCGGATTGAACATATCTGATGGATTAGATTTTGAAAATGTTGATCTCGGTGTTATGGGTGCAGTAGGTGAAGCAGCATTGAAAAGCGGTTCAAGTGCAGGACAAGCGCTAATGGAAGGCTTAGGCTCTGGTATATCATCTCTTACTGACATGTTCGGTGGCAATGCTAATCAGCAAACAGCAGAACTTGCTGCAGTAAGACTTGCATCTGGCCTTAGTGATACGGCAGGTGGAGCTATCAAGTCAGCACTTAAAACTACTACTAATCCTAATTCAAGGACACTATTCAAGTCTGTACAGATGAGGACATTCAGCTTTTCCTTTAGTATGATACCGACATCTGATAGAGAGGCTGACGAAATCAATCGTATTATCAAGTTTTTTAGACATGAAATGTATCCAGAAGCTATCAAAGAAGTAGCATCTGGTATTCCTATTGGCTATCGTTTTCCTAACATATTCGAGATTAAGATAAGAGATCGTAAGAATCCAAAGTCTCATCTCGCCACTCGTATACA